GGAAACCGGCACGTAATTGTCCTCACAGAGAGGCAACGCGTGAACGCCCGCTGCACGCCCGTAAGCGGGCCGTTCAGGGCGCAGCGTCAAGCGCCAAGGCAGCGGTCTCCCCTCACGGCGAGACACCCGCTCCGTTGATCCATAAACACCAACGGAGACATCAAAAATGTCGACTCAAATTACCACTGCTTTTGTCAATCAATACGCCGCCAACGTCATGCTGTTGGCACAACAAAAGGGCTCCAAGCTGCGCGATGCCGTGCGCGTCGAAAACGTCACCGGCAAGCAAGCCTTCTTTGATCAGATCGGCGCCACATCGGCCAGACGGCGGACGTCACGCCACTCCGACACCCCGCGCATGGACACGCCGCATGCCCGCAGGCGCTGTTCGATCGAGGACTTCGATTGGGCCGATCTCATCGACCAGGCCGACAAGGTTCGCCTGTTGATAGATCCAACCTCGACCTATGCCAAGAGTGCCGCCAACGCGATGGGCCGGGCGATCGACGAGGTCATCGTCGATGCGATTCGCGGCACCTCGTTTACCGGCGAGAACGGTTCGCTCGCCGTCACGCTGCCGCCCGCGCAAAAGATCGCAGCCGGTGGCACAGGCCTCACCCTGCAAAAACTGATCTCGGCCAAAAAACTGTTGGACACCTCCGACATCGACAATGAGGGCCGCTTCATCGCGGTGTCTTCAGAGCAGCTCGAAGACCTGCTCAACACGACGCAGGTCACCTCGGCAGACTTCAATACTGTCAAAGCGTTGGTGCAGGGCGAGCTCGAGACCTTTCTGGGCTTCAGCTTCGTGCGCATCGACGGCATCAGGATCGACGGCACAAAAATTCTGCCGGTGATCAGCGGTGCCGACCGCGCCTGCGTCGCCTGGCAGCGCGACCAGGTCGTACTGGGCATGGGCGCCCAGGCCAGCGCCCGCATCACAGAGCGCGCCGACAAGAACTACTCGACGCAAGTCTTCTACTCCATGTCAGCCGGCGCCACCCGCATGCAAGAAGCAGGCGTCGTCGAAATCGCCTGCACGGAATAAGACCCTCTCAAACTCAAAGGAAAATTACCATGGCAGTACTTTACGGCGCCTACACCGCGCCGCGCTCGACCACGCCTCAGGGCCAGGTCGATGGCAGCTTGCAAGGCGGTCACGTCCGCCTCTATCGCGAGAAAATTACACTCACCGCTCAAACCGTAGCCGACACGGTCATCGTAGCGCTTCCCTCGGCCGGCGAAACATTCATCAGCGGTACGTTGACCTCCGACGTTTCACTCGGCGCCGCACAAATCTCAATCGGAGTGGCCAGTTCCACCGCCAAATACAAAGCCCTGGCGGTCCACACCGCAGTCGACACGCCGGTCTCCTTCGCAAAGGCAGCAAGCCAATCGGCAAAGCTCACCACCGATGAGATCGTGTTCATCACCATCGCGACCGCGTCATTGCCAGCCTCCGGCACGCTGATCGTCGATCTGTATTTTTCGCAAACCTTCTCCCGCAAGCGGGCGAAGGGCCCTCATCCGTCACGGCACGCGATAGTCGCGGGCCGCGCCACCTTCTCCCGCAAGCGGGCGAAGGGCCTTCAATTTTGGATAGCGCTTCTCCCTTTGGGAGAAGCTGGCCCGCCACTTCGGCGGGACTGATGAGGGCCTTCGCCGACGCTCCAACGCCCCCCACCCCAAGGAACATTACCCATGCCTTCATTCGCTGAATACTCGGAAGTGGCCATCTGCAACATGGCACTCGCAGACATTGGACGCGGCCTGCAAATCACCGCGCTGGACGAGGCAAGCCAGGCCGCGCGTGTCTGCAAGCTGCGCTACCCTTACGCCCGCGACGCGGCTTTGCGCAGCTACAACTGGAACTTCGCCTCCCGGCGCGCCGAGCTGCCAAGGAACGCCGTCGCGCCCGCCTTTGAATACGCCAACGCCTACGACCTGCCGCCGGACTGCCTGCTCGTACGCTCTGTATTCGGTATTTGCCGCGACCATTGGGTGGTCGAGCGACGGCAAATCTTGGCCGATGCAGGCGATCCGCTGCTGATCACCTACACCGCGCTGGTCACCGATCCCACCACCTTCGATCCACTCTTTGTCGACGCGCTGGCGGCAAGGCTAGCCTCCGCCATCGCGGTTCAGCTCAGCGAAAGCCCCAGCCGCGCCCATAGCCTGTTGCAGCTCTTTCACGCCAGGATCGCAGAGGCCCGCACCCGCGACAGCCAGGAAGGCGAGGGCGAACACCAATCCAGCAGCTCATGGCTCGATGCGAGATTCAACCAGGGCTTTGTGGTGGTACCATGAGAGTCACCGCCCACCAACCCTCGTTTGCTGCCGGGGAACTGTCCCCGCGTCTCTTCGGCCGCGTCGATCTGCAGAAATACGCCACCGGCGCCGAGGCGATCGAGAACTTCATCGTCCGCCCCGAAGGCGGCCTGATGCGCCGCCACGGCACCCGCTTCCTCGGTGAAACCCGTGACAGCGCCAAACGTTCGCGCCTCATCCCCTTCATGTTCTCGACCCTGCAGGCCTATATGCTGGAATTCGGGGACAGAACTATCCGCATCTGGAAAGACAACGCCCCCGTCACCGTATCGCCGTCGCTGATTGCCAACGTCAGCCAAACGAACCCGGCCATCGTCACCGCAGTGGCTCACACCTTCACCAACGGCACGCGCGTCGTCATCTCGGGCGTGTCGGGCATGGGCGAACTCAACAATCGCGAGTTCACGATCGCCAATGCCTCCGCCAACAATTTTGAACTCTCCAGCGTCAATGCAACGTCCTACGGTGCCTACACCTCCAACGGCACAGTTTCGCAAATCTACGAAATCTCTTCGCCGTTTCTCGAAAGCGAACTGGAAACCATCTGCATCTCACAGTCGGCGGATGTGCTCTATCTGGCTCATCCCATGCATGCGCCGCGCATTTTGACCCGCACCGGCCACGCCGCCTGGACCCTGGCGCCCATGGCACTCGTGCGCGGCCCCTTTGCGGCCATGAACGGCGACGACGCCGTGCGCGTCATGTGCACCGCCAGCGGCACCTTTCAGCCGGGCGCACCCGTCACCGTCCGCGCCAGCGCTCCCATCTTCACTGCCCAGCACGCCGCCAGCACTTTCCGCCTGCAGGAGATCTATCTCTCCGACCCCAGCGTCAGCCCCTGGTCGCCCGGTGAAAACATCACCACCGCCATTGGCACCCAGGTTTCCAGCAATGGCCATGTCTACGCGCTGATCGATGCAGGCGCTGGCGCCCAAACCGGCACAGTGTCCCCCGTGCATACCGAAGGCGACGCCTGGGACAATCCCATCGGCGCCGTCAATCGCAAGAAATGGCGCTATCTCCATTCGCGCTGGGCGATCATCCGCCTCGACACTTTCGTCGATGCCAAGACCATGTCGGGCAAAGCCGTCACCTATCTGTGCAACGGCTTGGCCCCTGCCGCCCGGACCATCACCAGCGTCAGCAATGCCTCCGGCCTCTGCCGGGTCACAGCAAGCGGCCATGGCCTGGACGAAGGCGACTATGTTCAGGTCACAGGCGTAGCAGGCGCCACCCAGGCCAACGGCGACTGGAAAATCGTCAACGTCACGCCAACCACCTTCGATCTCGCCAACTCCAACGCCCCATCCGCCTACATCAGTGGCGGCAGCGCCAGGCGCTTCGCCACCTGGCTCTGGGCCCACAGCGCCTTTTCGCTCGCACGAGGGTTTCCAGCCTGCGTGGCACTGCATGAGCAGCGCCTGGCCTTTGCCAACACGTCGCTGCAGCCCTACGGACTTTGGGCCTCGGCCTCGGCCGACTACGGAAACTTTCTGCCCGGTTCACGCGACGACGAGACGATTTCCTACAACATCGCCGCCAACCAGGCTGATCCCATCCGCTGGCTGACGTCGGCCTCCGACTTGCTCATCGGCACACTGTCCCAGGAATTCGCGGCCTTCGGCGGCGGTCTCGGCGATCCGATCACGCCCTCGAACACCCGCATCGTCCCGCAATCGGGCGAAGGCTCCAACGCCGTCCAGCCCGCGAAAGTCGGCATCGAAACGCTGTTCGTCAATCGCGCCGGCCGGAAAATATTCTCGCTCGCAAATCAAGCCGATGTCGGCGCCTATGTCTCGACAGACCTCACCGAACTTGCCGAGCATCTCTCCGCCAACGCCACCATCACCCGCGTTGCCTGGGCAAAGAACCCGGCGTCGCTGCTCTGGGCGTTGCGCTCCGACGGTGTGCTTCTGTCCATGACCTATCGCCGAGAACACCAGGTCTATGCCTGGTCGAAACACGACATTGGCGGCGTCGTCGAAAGCATCGCCGTGGTTCCCGCACCCGATGGCAGCAC